CATCACCATCACGCCGGCGCAGGGTGCGGCCTTCACGTCGTCCACCGTGTACCGGCTGCTCACGCCCACGTTCTACGTGGTGGGCGCGGGCGTGCAGAACTCCCAGCGCTTCAGATCGAGGATCTTGCGGTTACCGTTGGTGGTGGGCATGTCAGGTCACCGAGATGTTGCGGCGAAGGTTGTCTGCAGCCATGCGCATCAGCGCAGGCACCTGGTCCTGCGCGGCGATGCCACCAAGCTGCGCCTGGTTGGTCAGCGTGCCGACCGTGGTGACCGTGCTGCAGGTGGTCACGGTGCTCACGGTGGTGATGGTGGCCAGCGTGAGGCCGGCGGTGATGCTGTCGAGCGCCACACGCATGCGGGCCGCCGTGTCAGGCTGCATCAGGCCGATGGTGCGGGTCATTGCCTGCACGGCCATGCGCATGGCCTCAATGGCGTCGACCAGCTCGCCATAGGCCTCGACGGGCATGGGCTTGGCGGCCGAGACCTTGACGGGCTCGGTGTCGGCGCCCTGGAACTCGACCAGCGCCTTTTGATGGTCGACGCTGCCGGCATCGCGCAGTGTGGCAAAGTTGCGGCCGGCGCCCTCGGTGTAGCCGAGGCTCTGGTCGGTGGCCATGGCTAGGAGGCCGCCTGCGTGTAGGTGAGGCTGCTGATGCCGCAGGTGCCGCCAGCGATGATCTGCCCGCCGCTGAGGCCGGCAAGCTGCAGCTCGCCGCCGCCACCGGTACCACTGGCTGTGCCCTGAAACACCACCACGCTGCCGCCGCTCTCGAAGGCGCGGAAGAAGCTGGGCGTGCCGGTGTTGTCGTTGCTGGCGTCTTGCCCGATGGCGTTGGCGGTGGCCACGCCGTTGACCGCAGCGCCGAATGCGGTGGCGCCGAACGTCAGCTCGGCCAGCAGCGTGTTGCCGCTGAGTGCGGCGTCGGCGTTGGCGGGCGGCGTGCCGCTGTAAATGCGCAGCACGCCGCTGTTGCAGCGGGCGGTGACGGCATCGGCAGCGCGGTTGCGCTGGGCGTTGGCAAGTGAGGCCATGGGCGGACTCGGTGGGGGTCAGGTCAGGCGAACTGCGCCAGTCCCGCGCGCGGGGCTGGCACCGGGCGCCTGTGAGGCGCTACTCGGCCGCGTCTTCTTTCGGCTTGGGCTGGTTCTGCGGCAGCTTGGCTGAGTAGGCGACGGCGGCCTTGTCGCTGTCCAGCACGCCGGCTTTCTCGCCAGCCTTGACTTCGACCTCCTCGAGCTCGACGAGGTCGTTGGGTTTGCCGTGCTCGCAGTCGGCGAGCACGCGGGCTTTGATCTTGGCCATGAGGCGGTTCTCCTGAAGAAAAGAAAGTCGGCCCGGCGCACACGCGCGCACCGGGCCGACCGGATGCAGCAGAGGGCGCTGACGCGCCCGCCGCTTAGGTGGCAGAGTTCTGGATCAGGCGGAAGGGGTTGGTGCCGGCGTCCACGATGCGGCCGTCAGCCCGGTGGAAGCCAATGAAGGCGATCTGCAGCGCGTCGGCAAAGCGCTCGTTGAGGCGCAGAACCATCGGCGTGCCGACCCGGCGGATGAAGTAGCGCGAGAAGTCGCCAAAGCCGAGGGAACGCGCGTTGGCGGCCGGCGCGGGCACGTCCTGGTTGACGACGATGCGGTAGCCCATGATGGTGTCGGGCTGGCCGCCCACGGCGGCGTTGCCGATGGTGTAGCCCGGCACGAAGATCGGGCGGTTCTGCGAGTCGAGCACCAGCCGCACCTGGCGCAGCGCCGTGTCGCTCATCATCCACACGCAGTTGGGGGTGCGGCGGTAGGCGGAGTCGACCGAGTGCTGCAGCGTCACCAGGCCGGTGTACGTGAAGCCGGTGGTGTTGCCGGTCGGCAGCGTGTGGCCGATGGTCGCGCCCACGGCGGCGTTGAACGCGCCCTGCGGCTGCACGGTGGTGCCCGTGCCGACCGTGAAGTGCGTGTTCTGGATCCGCGCGATGCGGATGCCGAGCTGCTGGGCCAGCCAGGTGCCCATGTCGAACGCGGTGTCCTGCAGGAGCTGGAAGCTCACCGGCACCAGGCCTGAGGCGTACATGAACGCGCGCAGGATGACCTGGCCGAACGTCACGTCCAGAGTGGCCATCTGGGCGTTCTCCGCGAGGATCACGCCGGCGTTGGACGTGTCGTTGTTGGTGGGCATCGGCATGTCGGCGCCGTTGTCCGTATTGATGATGGTGGCCACGTCGACCATGCCACCGTGGTCGCGCATGGCGGTCTCGAGCACCGCGAGGAACTCCTGCGGCACCGTGAAGCCACCCGCGGCGCCCGTGCCCACGCCGGCACCCTGCGGCGCCATGAAGCGCTGGCGGGCGACAGCGCGAAGATCGTCCGGCATCTCGGCCATGCCGTGACGCAGGTAAGCCAGGAACGCCTGCATTTCTTGGCTGGCCTCGTCCTGGGCACGCTGGTCGCTGATGCCGCGCTGGCCGGCGCGCTGGTCGAGCGCGTTGCTGGTGGCGCCTTCAATGTTGACGACCTTCTCGATGCGTTTGATCTCGGCGTCGATGGTGTCGATCTGCGCGAGGCCGTTGTCGTACTTGGCCGTGCAGTCGGAGTTCCACTTGTCGCCGGGGTTGTCGTCCACCAGCTTGCGCAGGTCGGCAGCGATCTGCGCGCGCTGGGCCCGAAGCTCCTGGAGCTTCTTGGAGTAGCTCATATCGTTCCTCCTAAGGAAACAAAAAAGCCCGCGCGCGGCGGGCAACACCTACTGCAGGCAGTAGCGGGGTGAAGCGCGCTAGGCGGCAGCGCGCTCGATGAGTTGAAGTCGACGGCTGGCCGCGGCGTGGGCATCGCGCGAGGCTTGAGCCTGCGCTTGCTGCTGCGCCTGGCGCTGCAGGTCTTGCTGGCGCGCCTGCAACTGGTCAGCCGGCGGCTTGCTGTACGCCCTCAGATTCCAGGCGGCCGCGTTGGCCTTGGCGCCATCGGCGATTGCGTTGACCAGGCCTTCGTCGACCGCTGCCTGGGCTGCGAACCAGGTCTCCGCATCCATGAAGTCGGCCCACTTCTTCTTTTCGCCGCCGGCCTTGCCGGCGTACTGGGCGGCAATGCTGTCGTCGACCTGCTCGAGCATTCCGGCGATCTCGACCAGGTCGTTGCGGTTGCCCATGGCGAAGGTCCACGCGTTGTGGATCATCACGAACCCGCCGGGGGCGATGACGGCCTCGTCAGCCGCGACCATGATGACGCTGGCCGCGCTGGCGGCCACGCCGTCAACATGCGCCACGACGTGCGCACGGTGCTCGCGGAGGGCCTGGGCAATGGCCTGGGCGGCAAACACGTCACCGCCCGGCGAGTTGATGCGCAGGTGGATGGTGCCAACGTCGAGCTCGCGGATCTGCGGCACGAGGTTCTGTGCGGCCACGCCGTAGCCCCACTCTTCCATCAGCGCCTCGCTGACGATGGCGTCGTACAGGTACAGCGTGGCTTCGTCGGCGCCCTGGGCGCGCACGAGCTCGACGCGGCGGCCGGTGGCCTGGCGGTTATCCGCCAGCAGCTGGAGGATTCGGTTCTTGCGCATTGGTCTGCGCTCCCATGTTGAGGGTGTCGCCACCGTCGATCGGCGGCAGGTTCTCGCTGCGGCGGACTTCGTTGATGGTCATCCAGCCGGGCTCACCGGCACGGCCGAGCGCCACGCGGTAGCTGTCGTTGCGGGTCTTGGTGTCACCACGCTCGAGGCCGGTGACGTTGAACTCGCAGAAGTAGGTGTCACGGACGGGCCACAGCTTGCGGTTGAGCTCCTGCTCGATCTTCACCAGGTGCCGCTGCAGGGTGAACTTGAGGAAGCCGCGGCCCATGTTCTCGACCCCGGCACCCCAGCTGGTGGTCTTGTCGGTGTGGCCCACCATGAAGGGCGGCACGCCGTAGATGCGGCAGATGTCTTCGACCTGGAACTGACGCGTTGCAATGAGCGAGGCGTCCTCATTGCTCATGGCCAGCTCAGCAATGTCCAGGCCTCCCGTGAGCACCGCGGGCTTCATGCGGTTGGCGGTGCCCATGTAGCGCTGGTTCCACGTGTGCAGCAGCACATCGGCCTGTTCGGTGGTGAGCTTGCCGGGCGTCTTGATGACGAAGTCGGGCCGCGCGCCGTTGGTGAAGAAGGCCTCGCTGAACTCCTCGGCCGCCAGCGCAATGCGCATGGCCCGCGTGCCGGCGTAGCGCACGGGGCTCATGCCGCGCTTGCCGTCGAAGCCGAGCGCGGGCACGTGGATCATGTCGGCCTGCAGGACGCGGCGGGGGCCCAGCACGTCGAAGTCGGCGATCTCATACACCAGCTCGCCGGTGTAGAGCTGGTCGACACGCACCTTGCGCGGGTCGATGGGCAGCAGGCCCGCAACGCCACTACTGCGGAAGTTGGGCCGCATGATCTGCACGAACATGTCGCCGTGCAGGAAGTAGCTGGCGGCCGCGTACTCCCAGGCCACGGCGGCGGAGATCTCGTCGCGCGGCTGCTCATTGAGCAGCCACCAGATGTCATTGCGCACGCGCTCGCGTGCATCGCCGCTGCGGCGGTAGATGTTGATGGGCAGCGTGGCAATGGCGCCGGCCAGCAACGCCACGCAGGCGTAGACGGCGCTGATGGACATGGCCGTCTTCTCGCTGACGGACTGGCCGCCCGGGCCGAGCATGGCGCCCAGAGCCTGCGCCAGGTCCTTCTGCGTTATGGGCCCATCACCGCGCTCGAGCGCCGCCTGCGGCGCCTGTTGCGCGCGGCGCGCGGCGTTGGTCTCGCGCAGCGCGGGCAGCGCCGCGGCCAGCACCGTGCTGCCGGGCTGCTTGACGCGCTCGGCGTTGTACCAGGTGGCGGACATAGCGCTCCTACAGGACAATCAGCTCGGCCGGCGCGGCGCTGTCACGCGCGGCCAGGTAGCGGTTGACCGCGATGATGAGTGCCACCACGCCGTCGATCTTGTTCTCGGGCCGCTCTTTGCGCGGGTAGATGTTGTCCTTGGCGTCGCGGTGGCAGACGACGTTGGACACCATCCAGGTAAGGATGGGCGAGCCGTTGTGCACCAGCCGCCCCTGCAGCACCCAGGCCTCCACGGTCTTCATGGCCTCGGAAAAGTTGAGCACCGTGGGCTTGATCTCGACCATGGGCACGCCGTGCTCGAGCAGGTGGCCCACCAGCTGGGTGGCCTGGTACGGGTCATAGCCCACCGCCTGCAGGGCGAAGCGCCGGTGGCCTTCGAGGATCTCGGCCTCGATGGCGTCCATGTCGACGACTTCGCCGTCGGTGACGCGCAGCAGCTCGCGGCGGGCCCAGCCTTCGTATTGGCTGTTCTTGCTCTCATCCACGGCGCGCTCGGGCAGCCAGTGGGTGTCGAAGATGCAGATCTTCCCGTCGGCGCGCTCGAAGACGCGCAGGTGGGAGTTGATGTCGACCTTGGAGGCGAGGTCGAGTCCTTCCCAGGAGTCTTGCCCCTCGAAGTCGGCCAGGCGCAGCTCGGGGTCGGCACAGCGGTCCCAAGCGCGCATGTCCATCCAGGCGCTGTCGGCGTTGACCCAGACGTTGAGGTGCTTGGTCAGGAAGTTGCCGACCGCGCTGGGGGTCTCCATGGCCTTGCGGCACTTGGCGCGCAGGTCTTCCAGCGACACGCTGACGCCGAGGTTGGGATTGGCCTTGGCCCAGACCTGCTCGTCGGTCCAGTCGTCGCCGTCGTCGATGCTGTAGATGATGCCGAAGTAGGTGTCATCCTCGACCACGCCCTGCAGGACCTTGCAGACGTAGTTGCGCTGCTCATAGCAGATGCCGCTGCGGTCGCTGCCGGCGGTGGTGATGGCCCACACGAGCGGCTGGCTGCGACTGCCGGTGGCGGTCTCAAGCACGTCCCACACGTCGCGCCGCTTGTGTGCGTGCAGCTCGTCGACGGAGGCGAAGTGAACGTTGAGGCCGTCGAGCGTGCTGCCTTCGGCGTTGAGCGGCTTGAAGGTGCTGGCGGCCTCGCGCACCCAGATGGCGTGCTCGCCAACGCCGATCCCAAACTGCGCCGCGATGCGCGGGTCCTTGCGCAGCATGGCTTTGCTGACGTCAAACACGATGCGCGCCTGGTCGCCGGTGGTGGCGGCGCTGTAGATCTCGGCGCCTTCTTCACCGTCGGCGGCCAGCATGTAGATGGCGTTGCCGCTGGTGAGCGTGCTCTTGGCGTTCTTGCGCGGCACCTCGGTGTACGCGAAGCGGTAGCGGCGCTTGCCGGTCTCGCGGTGCACCCAGCCGAACACGGTGCACTCGATGAAGCACTGCCAGTCCTCGAGCTGGATGGTGCTGCTGGCCCACTTGCCCTTGATGTGGGGCAGGCACTCGATCAGCAGGCAGGGCCGCTCGGCGAGCTCAACATCGAAGCGCCACGGCCAGCCGGCGTCGGACTCGCTGCGCTCCAGGTCCTTGAGCTGGCGCTCGCAGGCCAGGCGCGTCCACTGGCAGGCCGGAAGGTCGCCAGCCACCACGCCGCGCGCGTAGCGCAGCGCACGCTCGACATAGCCGTGCGTCACAGTGCAGACGGGTGCACTACTTGACCAGTGCCAGCGTCTGCAGGCGCTTGGCCACCGGGTCTTCCATGCCCGGCAGCTGCGGCTGGCTGCTGAGCTCGCGCGAGGCGGTCACGCGGGCCCGGGTGGCCGGGCTCAGGCCGAAGTGCGCCAGATAGCGGTCGCAGCGCGCCTCGGCGTCGTCGCGCAGCTTGACCAGCACGCTCGGCCGCGCGATGCCGCTGGGCAGCGTGCGCCACAGCGCGTCGGTCTCGAGCTTGCCCGCCTCAGCCGCCGCGCGCATGTCGGCGTTGATCTGGGCCTGCAGGCGGCAGCGCTCACCCCACGCGGTGCAGTAGTTGGTAAGCGCGGCCCGGTCCAGCTCGGTGAGCAGGCCGAGCTCGATGAGCAGCGGCGTGATGCGCTTCCACTCTGCACGCGCCGGGCCCTGCAGGTCTTTCGGCATCGGCGGCGCCTTGACCGGCGGGTTGATGCCCTCGCCCAGGTCGGCCGCCACGCGGATCCGGGCACCGGTTACCGCTTTCAACGCCGTTGGCGTCGGCTTCGGTCCACGTTGACCCATGACCCACCTACCTGAAAAAAATCTGGAAACTCAGCCACGCAGAAAAGAGCT